TCGATTAATGCTACGTCAAATGCCTATAAATTAGGATTGCCTACACGGCAATATTATCTGTAAACATTGTCTTATCCTGTAATTATTTCCTTTTCCTTTCATTAAATAATCTCCCCTATTTTAGGTAGTATCTGGCAAATTACTGCCAGATTCTAGCTTTCTGTAAAATGCCTTTTCCGGTGTCTCAAGCACATCGAGATTCAAACTCATATGGGGTCGCTTCTTGTTGTAGAAGTTCATGAACTCCTCAATAGACTTGAAGTGCTTGAGCTTCTGCTCAACTGTTCCGTAGAATCTTTCAATCTTGCCGTTTGTCTGGGGGTGGCTGACACCGGAAAGTATATGCTCTATCCCAAGTTCTTTTAGAACAGTCTGAAACTTACACTCTCCTTGAGCTTTCTTTTCTTTGGCGCTTGCATAGAACTGAGTGCCCCTGTCAGTTAGTATCGCCTTGGGCTTTCCATAAGTCTTTATGGCCTTGTACAGTACCTCTAAAGATGCTTCTGTTGTGGGGCTATCAAAGACTTCCCATGCCATAATCATCCTTGAGGCATCGTCCTCATAGGCTATAAGCCACTTATTAGTGCCGGTAAGCTTTTTCCAGTCAGTATGCCATAGCGACATGCTGTGTTCCCGCTCGTATCTAACGTAAGATCTCTGCTTTTTCTTGTTAGGCTCCTCTTTTGAGAGGCCGTTATCCGCCAAGTATCTGTGGATCTTGTTATGAGACACTTTAATCCCCTCAAGCCTTAGCATTATTTCTATAAGGCATGCCCCGACTTTGTACTCATAATGTATCTCTCTTATCCGCTTTATCTCTTTTTCTTCAAGCGGCTCTTCAGGTCGGCCAGGTGGC